TGTTGTGGTAGATCTTGCCGCAGTAGTTCTCAATCAGCTCGTCAGTTTCCCACAGGCTTCTCTTGTTGGGATTACCTATGCTTTGCCCAATGGCTATTTCATGAGCAGCCTGTCGCAGTGTGGTGGCGCTTTTGACCCAGTAGGTTACCCAAAAGTATTTTTCAAGATCTCTATCTTCAACAATGATTTGCATGACCATTTCCTTTTGTGAAGTATAAGATCATAGGGGATATTTTTGCAAATGTTGGAGATAGATTTTGAGATCTTCTGGAGTGCCAATCGGCCAATGTCTATTCACATGATAGGTGTTGATTTTGTGTCCTTCAACAATGTTGAAATTGTAGACGGGACATACATAAAACTCATTGTTGGTTCTTATGTTTTGTTCAATCATGGATGTGGCCGCCGATACAAATTGTGAGGTATGGCGCCACAAATAGACGCCTGTGGTGGCCCAGGGACTGATAACTTGTTTTTCTCTAGCCTCAACAACCCAGCCCCTGTCATCTATTCTCACGTAACTGTTTTTGATACTGTTGCTGAGAAAGGTAATCACTGTGCCGTCACAATCTGTGGAGTCAAACCAGCTGGTGAAGTGACTGTGGCTCCAGTCCATGATCTGATCACAGTTGGCTATCATGAGACTGCTGCTAGGATCCAGATTCTTGCAGGCCAACACACAAGTCTCTGCTGCGCCTCGAGTGAGACCATCAACTAGCTCTATGCGGGCCGACTTGCAAGTGCCGGTGGCTTGCTCAAACGCTGATTGATATGTTTGCCACATCTGTCTCTGAATAACAAATACAAAATCATTGTTGCGACCCAAATTGTCTATTACTCTAGAGATCATGGGTCGACCATCGACATCTATAAGTGGCTTTGGTAGGGTATAGCCAGCATCGCGGAATCTGCTGCCAGCACCTGCCATGGGAACCAATATCTGCATTTATCTTTTTTCCTTGAAGAATTGATCTAAAGCTTCCACAACCACACTGGGTTTTACCCAGCAGTCAGTTCTGTATTCTGCCTGTTCCCACAACCAAAACTGTTGCTGGCGCAGATATGACCTATCCAGCAATAGATTGACATTGCTGTGGTGGCCAAAAATCAAGGGATCACTTTGCCCCCAAAGCACAATGCCGGGCTTGTTGAGACTCCATGCATAGTGTTGAAAAAAGCTGTCAACTGATATCCATGTGACGCAATTTTTGATCTGTTGTGCCAATGTGGCCAAGTTGAGATCAAACATGGCATTGGGAACCAACTGGCTTTCTCCCTTCACGCCAACTTGAATCATAGGATAGGGGATCAAACTAGTCAGCTCGGACCAGAAGGGATAATTTTTGGGATTGGGCTGTCCATTTCTCAATGGTCGTGCATGGGGACTGATCAAGATCACTGTGCCACTCCATAGAGTTTTTCAAATGCACTCTGCAAACTGCCTTTCCACTGCCATTGGTCCATTTTTTGATAGATGTTCCATTGACCGAGATCTCCAAACAAATTGTAGGCTTCTGCTATGCTGTGACCGGGTACCAGATCGGGATAGCAAGAAAACACCACAGGATCCTTCAATTTGGGCAACACTTTTGAAAACACCACATGATCTCCCATACCGCTGTCCAGCACCACCACAGTTTGATCTTTGTATTTGAGATAGTTTTCAAACAGCTGGTTGTCTCTAGCGTAGAGTTCTGTTTGATGCTCGCTGCGTATGCCGCCGGTGTCTGATTTGAGATGCCAAGTGACGGCATCTGGCACAACCCACAGTTGGTATCCTTTTTGATGCAGTTGCCAGCTGAACAAGGTCTCTTCTCTGTGAGCCACCCGGCTCAACGCTAGATTGTAGTCTGCCACTCTTGCTCTATACAAAAAGCTGCAATGTAGATGTTCTACCCTTTGAGCTTGCTGTATTCTGCCCCATTGTAGATTGGGCTCCTGATCTATCCGAGCAATTAATCCGGTGGCCGCCCTGGTTGTTTGATCCCAGTGAGGAGTCAAACAGCTGGTGGCAACTCCTCCCACAGATGGACTTACGTATTTCAGCAAGGTCTCAAGAACATTTGGTTCTGCAATATTGTCATCATCAACTCGCCAGACCCATTCCCTTGCACGACGGTTGGCACTCTGATGATTGTGATGTTGACCTTTCTTGCCAGCCCAAATCCATTCCCAGCTGATGCCTTTTGAATCCATCATTTTAAACAAACTATTATACAAAGGATCAGACCTCAAGTCTTCGGCGGGATCACTGTCGTCAAACACAATCAATTGATCAGGCACTCGTGTTTGATTGACTACACTGGTGAGTGCCAGAGGTAGAGTGGTACGATATCTGTTGCAAGTTGAAATACTGCACAACACATGGGTCATGCTCTACTCCACAGATCAATGGTAAGAGGCATTGGTTCCCATCTAGTGGGTTTACCATCCGGGCCATACCACCACATGCCGATTTGCACACTGCTTTTGCGTTCAAAGCCTAGACTACTCAAACGGGCTTGCATGAGGTCAACGCCTTTGTAGCGGGGATGAAGGTCACCGTGTATTTCTAGTGCAATATGTTTTATTCGGTCAAACACACTTGATTGAGTATCAAACACAATGTCATATTCGGCACCTTCGCAATCCATTTTTAGGAAAATATCATCATCTTCGATACCATCAATCAACTCAGCAAATGAGATTGTTTCTACCAACTCGCTTTGCGCACCCTTGGTATAGAGACTGTTGTGACCGCTTTTGTCTTGTAGGGCCATTGACACAGGTCCAGTTTTGCGTCCTGTCACTGCCTGTTTGTATGCTGATATTTTTGAAACCAGATTGCTTCTAGCTATGTTTTGTTGCAGTCTATCAAATGTTGATCTCACAGGTTCAAAGGCCAGGACCTTGGCAGCACCCAGTTCTGCTGCCACTATCGAAAACATACCCTGGTTGGCCCCTATGTCGATCACAGTGCAATCTCGCACATGAGATGATGTGATTCTATAACCATTGTTGACCACAATCTCATTGTAGAGCTCTACACTTTCGCTGCCGCCATCTTTGAGCCAACACAACTTGTCAATCAATTGTTCCACTGTGGTCGGCCTGCTGTTGTGAGAGTATTTGTCACGCAGTTTTTGCATGTTGTGCCGGAACGTGGTGCTCCAGTTTTGAACCAGAGAAGGATCATGCATAGTGCCTTCTGCCTTGTGGTAGATGGGAAAATCTGTGCTGTAGAGCTTTGACTCACTGTTGTAGACATTGTTGCCCACACACGTGATTTTGAAGCCAGCTGACTCTGCTCTGTAGCAGTAGTCAATGTCCTCTCCAGCACCCACACCAAATTCTTCGTCCAGTAGTCCTATTGAAGTGATGACTTGGCGATCTATCATGGCACAAAAAAATACCAAGAACTCTCTGCCAGTCTCATCACTTTTGAGCATGAGACTGCCTGTGATGCCCATTTGAGGATCTTGATCAAACGGTTGATTCAATCTCTCCAGCCACGTATTTCGTTGCTGCCCCAACAGGATGGTGTCATTGTTGAGCAAGATCACTCGCTCACCACTGCTGATGTTGATGCCTGCATTGACTGCCTTGCTGAACCCCAAAGGAGTGTCTGACCATACAATTTTGAAATGATCCTCAAACCCCAAACTGTCAAATTGATACTTGAGTCTGTCAAGATACCATTTGGTTCCGTCCACACAGCCATTGGCCACCACAATCAATTCCACTTGATCCATTTGGCTGTGAGCTAGCACACTGTTGATGCAGGGTTTCAAAAAGTCTTCGCAGTGATTGTAGGTGGGAATGATGATGCTATATTTCATTGTTGCCGTTTAGTTGCGGTTTGTAGCCAACTGGGGTTGTATTTTTCACTTAGCTTGACACTGTTGCGCCAAAACACATCGTTCCAGTCTGGCACAAGAGTGGGGTCATGCACTGTGCCTTCTCCCTTGTGATAGATGGGAAATTGACCAGTATAGGTGTTGAGAGTGGTGTCCCACCGCTTGGGCAAACATTGTGTAACTTCAAATCCTGCTCTTTCGGCTTCGATGCAGAATTCTGTGTCCTCTCCGCCGCCCTTGCCATATTCCTCGTTCAACAGTCCTATCTTGTCAAACACTCGCTTGTGGATCATCACACAAAAAAAGATTGCAAAATCATGACCGGCTGGATCACTCCAGCTTTTGACCACACAAGTGATTCCTGTTTTATCACTGAGGTCAAAAGGTTGATTGAGTGCTTCGAGCCAAAAATGTCTCTCTTGCGGCAGCAATATGACATCATTGTTGAGCAACACTATTTTCTCAGTGGTGGCCAAGGGAATGGCTGCATTGTTGGCCCCACTGTAGCCCAAGGGTTGATCACTCCATACAATTTGAAAGTGATCACTCATGCCTATGCTGTTGAATTGCTGCTTTAGATCTTGTAGATAGTTCCATGTGTTGTCAGTGCAACCATTGGCGCTGACTATCAATTCAACGTCAGTCATTTTGGTATGAGAGCAAAGGCTTGCAATGCAGGGTTCTAACAAGTCATGGCAGTGGTTGTAGGTTGGTATGATAATAGAGTATTTGAATTGTAGAGTCACAACAAAATTATACAAACTTTTTGATAGTACTACAATTTAGAGATTGAAACTACACGTTCATCTCCGGAAGGAACCCTGGAGGATAAGGATTCGCTGATTGCACAGGAACAACGTATAAACTTGGCCAAATAATATTGAAAGGGTCTTGTTGTGTTTGAGGTATATCAGCTAGTTCTTGAATATAGCGTTCGAGAGTGAGGATATCATCAATTGGAGTGAGACCCAATCTTAAGTATCGATTATAGCGTTCAACTTTCCATGCAACCGACTGAATAAGTATATCTCTCTGCTGTCGCACATCTTTCCATTTTGTCTGCTTCATCATTTCAAGTTCTTCCGGGGTATATTCGGTCACTATCCACACACCTGTGATATCATTCCACAACAATTTCTCATTGTCCTGTAGTTGAGGAGGATCACTTACAGGCACATATCCAGCGTCATCAATTTCTTCTGGAGTGAAAGTGCTAGGATCAGTTCGTGTTCTACCATCTGATAGTCTTATTCTGAATGGCAACACCT